TGCAAATCACAATCTAAGCATAGGTGATGAACTTGCTTGGGATAACAGTTTCAATGGTATCATCGGCAATGACCCATACTTTGTCTACAGCACCCCAGGAGCCGATACTATAACAGTCAAGGCAGGATATTTCGGTGCTGAAGTCACTACATTGACTAACGGTGCAGGTCTATCACAAACTGCAAGAGCGAACACTGGTGTTGGCGCAACACTAACAAACGCAGGTGCAAACGCCGCACTATCTATTGATAGTATTGCATTAGTATCAACAAACAGAGTTCTTGTTCAAGGTCAGACAAATCAATTTGAGAACGGTGTCTATACTGTAACAACAGTGGGTAATGGTTCAACTGCGTGGGTATTGACAAGAGCAACAGACGAAGATACATATAGTCCTAAGAGTACAACAGGAATGAGCTATGGTGACTACTTCTTTGTACAACAAGGTCTAAATAATGCTGGATCAAGTTATGCACTAACTTCTCCAGTATACGAAATATTATTTGGATTGACAAACATAGTGTACAGTCAGTTCAGCGCGGCACAAAGTTTTACTGCAGGCAATGGTATCGCTATCACTGGTACAGTAATCAGCGCAAATGTTGATAATGACACCACTGCTATCAGTTCAGGCAACATCGTCGTCAAGACAAGCGCAAATCTTGTGACACCAAATCTCGGTGATGCAACATTCAGCAGCCTAAGTTGGAATACACTAAGCAACGGTAACGTCAGTGCTAATAACTTGAGCATTAGCAGTATTGCTAATATCACACTTGATCTAACAGTTGGTGGTAATATTGCGGCTAATGGTACTATCAGTTCAAATGCTAACGTAAGTGGATTGAATTTAACTACATCAGGTAATGTTCAAGCAACTGGTAACGTACTAGCAAACAATGTCAATGCAAATACATTGATTGTTGTACCAACTGCTAACGTTTCAAATATCGTCAATGCTGGTAACGTGACGATTACTAATGAGTTGTCAGGTAATACTGCAAACTTCAGTGGTAATGTCGTAGTACCAAATCTAACTGTAAATCTAGCACTTGCTGGTAATACTGCAAACTTTAGTGGTAATGCTGTATTCAATGGAGCAAATGTAACAGTTGGTAATGCATTGTTAGGTAACACAGCAAACTTCAGCGGTAACGTTGTAGTACCAAATCTAACAGTAAATCTAGAACTTGCAGGTAACACAGCAAACTTCTCAGGCAATGTAATTGCTGCAAATTTTGCAACATCAGGTACGGCAAACGTAGCAAATCTAAATGTTACAGCAAATGTCACAAGCGCACTAACACCAAACGCTAACTTGACACTTGATCTAGGTTCAAGCACACAACGTTGGCAAGATGTTTATGCAGGCAATATTGATGCTAGTGGAAATTTAACACTAGGCGGAGATCTGTCTGCTAACAATTTTAGTGCAAATACACTCACTGCAAATACTAGTATTGACGTTGGTAACACACAGATTTACTGGGGTCAAGTCACTACAAGTTCAACAGGAGCAAATCAAACAATATCCAGCGTTTCAATTACAGGAGTGACTGGTATTGAATGGATTGTAAAAGGTGTTGACAGTGCAGGAACCAAATATAGCGTGGCAGTGGTCACTGCTGTGACAGATGGTACAAGCGCAGACTACTCAACATTCGGTACAGTAAATCTTAACGGTACTACTGGATCGTTAGCAGTTAATGTCAGTGGTAGCAATATTGCACTACAAGTTACACCATCAAGTTCTAACTCAACAGTTTGGGTGACACAGTATAGAACTCTGTAATTAAAGGGTATAGGTAAAAGATGGCGTTACGACCGTTAAATTCCATAGCAGGATTCTCAACAGGGGATCCTGCAGTCACTATCATACAGGCTAACGGTGACGTATCAACCATCAACTTTACTGCTAATGGCCAGTCCAACTTAGGCAATGTTGGAAACATTACAATATTAGGTGGTAATACTGGTCAATTTTTATCTACTGACGGTGCAGGAAATTTATCGTGGGATGATGTAGGTAATATATCAAGCAATCGTGCTGCTCCCATGCCATATTTGATCCCTACAGGTCAATCCTTTATTGTAAATGAGAATTTTCAGGGATTATATACTCAACCAATCACTATTGACGGTGATCTTACTGTAGATGGTATTTTGGTTGAAATACAAGACAGTATTCAGTCAAACCCAACTCAAGTATTATTTGATACTAATGGAACTGCTACAGGGAACACAGGATTTACATTTTTAGCATATAATGGTAATTTAAATGTTCCTGGAAATATTAATATAACCGGTAGTATTATACCTTTTACTGACGATGTTTATGATTTGGGTTCAGCAAATAAAAGATGGCGTAATGGTTATTTTGGTGGTAATACAATTTACATCGGCGACAGCGTTATCACTACCTCAAATAATCAGATTATTTTAGAAAGTGGCAGTGGAGCCACGATTGCAGTGACCGGAGATGCGAACACTTCAATTATTGAAAATGGTACTAGTAACATTACTATTGACCTTAATAGCGATATTCGTTTTGGTGTCGGCGGCACTGCCAATATATTAATTCTTACTAGCAATGGTATTGACTACGACGGTAATCTAGTAGTAAATGGAAATATTATAGCCAATGGTGGTAACGTTACCGGTAATGTTATTATAGGAAATACAGCAAATTTTTCAGGCAACTTGACTACTGGCGGTGTCAAAACAGATAATCTGTATTATGCCAACGGCACTGCATGGAATTTCGGCCAGGACCCGGGCGGTAGCAATACACAGGTTCAATTTAATGATGATGGTAATTTTGCTGCTACAGCAAATTTCACATTTAACAAGACTACTAATTTATTGACACTTGCTGGTACAGCAAATGTGACAGATTTAAATGTTAGTAATAATGCAATAGTAAATGGCAATCTAACAGTTAATGGTAATCTCGTTTATATCAATGTTGAAGAATTATCAATAGAAGATCCTATCATAAATTTACAGACTGGTGCAAACGGTGCAGCACCTACAAGCAATTCAGGGAAAGATGTTGGTTCAGCATTAAACTATTATGATACTCAAGCCCGTGTAGCATTCATGGGTTGGGACACTAGCAACGCAGAATTTGCGTTTGGTAGCCAGACAAGTATTAGCAGCGAAGTTGTCACATTTACTACATTAGGTAATGTTCGTGCGCAGACATTTAAAGGTAATATTGAAGCAACAACCATTTCCGGTAGTTTAACAACGGCCACACAAAGCAATATCACAACGCTAGGTACATTAAGTTCATTGACAGTATTAGGTAATATATCTCCCGGTAATGTTTCTGGTGCAAATACGATCTCAGCAAATTTCTTGGTATCAACTAGCGGTTGCGTAAGCGTTAATGGTGCTTATCTAGCATATAATAGCGCGACTGGTGCAGGTGGAATCTTCACAAGCGGCCCAACAGACATAAATTTAGGACTTGCTGCAAACATTACTATGGGCAGCACGACAGGCAATGTTACTGTTCGTGGTAATCTAATAGCAAATAGTTTTACAACAACTGGTAATATAAGCGCAAATCTAATAACTGGTACGCTAACAACCGCAGCACAACCAAACATTACTTCAGTAGGTACACTAGGAAATCTTACTGTATCCGGCAACACATTAAGCAATATAGTAGATGCTAACACTACAATAACACATAGTATTGTAAGCAAACGTACAAGCGTACCTGTAACTACACTTACAGTGATAGACAGCTTTGCAGCCAACGCTTATAGAACAGCAAAATATGTTGTAAGCAGTCAGAATGATGATGGATATGAAAGCCTAGAAGTGCTTTTGATACATAATGACATAAATAGTTTCATAACAGTTTATGGCGCTATCAATGACGGTGGCGGTAATACCGTTACAATGTCAACAGGAATCAGCAGCGGTAACGTAGAACTACGTGCTACGGGACTAGCAGCTAACACAGTAATAAAACTAATAGGAACATATGTTTCCAACTAAAATAGGATAAAATAAAATGGCAATCAAAAATTTTGTCGTAAAAAATGGTCTTACAGTAGGCAACACAACAATTGATGCAGCTACTGGTAATCTTACAGTCACAAACGCTAATCTTGGTAACTTAGCAGTTGCTAATTTCTTCCAAGGCAATGGCAATGCATTATTCAACATACAAGGTGCAAACGTTGTAGGTACTGTACCAAATGCAAACGTATCGGTTACAGCAGGAACGGTCACAACTAATGCGCAACCAAATATCACTAGTGTTGGTAATCTTAGCGCACTCACAGTAACTGGTAATGCAGCAGTTGGCGGAATTTTAACTAACAACTACTACTATGCAAACGGTAGTCCAGTTGACTTCCAGCAAGCAGCAGGAAGCAACACACAGATTCAGTTCAATAATAATAATGATTTTGGCGCAAGTGCTAATTTTACATTCAATACTGCTACTGATACCCTAGCAGTAACAGGCAATGCAAATGTAACTGGTCATGTAAATGCTGCCAATATCAACTCAGGTAGTGCAGCCCTAACTATCACTGCAAATACAAATGTTACAAACTTCTATGCTAACGGCGTAGTTGCTTTCCCAGCAAATGTAACTGCACCAACATTTGTTGGTAACGTAGCAGGCAACATTACAGGTAATATCGCAGCACAAGGTGCAAATACTGACGTTCAATTCAACGACGGTGGCATCTTAGGCGGCAGCAATGCATTCACTTTCAACAAGACATCAAATGTTCTAACAGTTGGTGGTAACATTAGTTCACAGAATGCTGCTCTTGGTAATCTTGCAACAGCAAACTATGTAAACGTATCACAAAACTTAGCAGTAGTTGGCAACATTTTAGGCGGTAATGTCAATGCTGGCAACTTATTGACAGCAAACTTTGTTGCAGGTACATTGACTACAGCAGCACAGCCAAATATAACATCAGTAGGCACACTAAGTTCACTTGATGTAACTGGCAACGTTGGTGCAGGCAATGTAAATGGTGGTAACTTAGTCACTGCAAACTATATTGCAGGTACACTAACAACAGCAGCACAACCAAACATCACAAGTTTAGGTAATCTATCAGCACTTGAAGTAACTGGTAACATTCTAACAAGCGCAAACGTTGTAACAGATTTGATTGTTGGTAGAACATCAGGCGTAACAATCGCTGCTGCTGGAAGTAACCAAGACATTGAACTAAAACCAAGCGGCACTGGTACAGTTGATGTATGGAGCAAAATAATATCAAACGTTGCTACACCAGTAGCAAGCACTGACGCAGCAACTAAAGGTTATGTTGACGCGGCAGTTGAAGGCTTGCACATACATGCACCTTGCGCAGCAGCAACACCAAACACATTAGCAACAATATCAAGCGGTACTGTCACATATAATAACGGTAGTAGCGGTGTTGGCGCAACATTGACAACTACAGGCACATACGCAACTATTGATGGTGTAAACATTGCTACAGTTGGCACAAGAATTCTTGTCAAGAACGAAGCAAATGCCGCACATAATGGTATCTACACATATACAAGCAGCACTGTTCTAACAAGAGCAACTGATTTTGACACGCCAACTGAGATGGGTGGCGGTGACTTCACATTCATACAACAAGGTACATTATATAACGATACTGGTTGGGTAATGACTGATCCAGTAACAACTGTAGGTACAACTAATGTAAACTGGGTACAATTCTCAGGTGCTGGTACATATACAGCAGGCACTGGTCTAACACTAAATGGTACAGAGTTCAGCATAAGCAATACTGCTGTGACAGCGGGCGCATATGGTAATGGCGACTATGTTGCTACATTTACTGTAAATGCTCAAGGTCAATTGACAGCAGCAGCAAACACTGCGATCACTGCTAATGCTGCTAACCTAAGTGGCACAACACTAAATGCAAACATTGTAAATTCAAGTTTGACAAGTGTTGGTACACTTGGTTCATTGACTGTAAGCGGCAATATTGGTGCAGGTAATGTCAATGCTGGCAACTTATTGACAGCAAATTTTGTTGCAGGTACATTGACTACAGCAGCACAACCAAATATCACAAGTGTTGGCACATTATCATCACTTGATGTAAGTGGTAATGCAAGTGCAGGCAACATCAATGCAGGCAATTTGTTGACTGCAAACTTTGTTGCAGGTACATTGACAACTGCTGCTCAACCAAACATCACTAGTGTTGGTAATCTATCATCACTAACTGTTACTGGTAATCTAGCAGCAGCAAATGTTGACGGTGGTAATCTTGTAACTGCTAACTTTGTTGCAGGTACATTAACAACAGCAGCACAACCAAATATTACATCAGTTGGCACATTGTCATCACTAACTGTAACAGCAAACGTTGCTGCCGGTAACTTGACAACAGGTGGCGCACTAAGTGTAACTGGTAATGCGAACGTCGGTAATCTTGGTACTGCACAAGTATTAGCAAGTGCTAATGTAACTGCACCACAGTTCATATCAAATATATCAACAGGTACAGCACCGTTACTAGTAAGTTCAACAACTAAAGTTGCTAACTTGAACGCTGATTTACTTGATGGTTTTGATAGTTCAACTTCAAATACAGCAAATACTATCGCATTACGTAATAGTGACGGTAACTTGAGTGCAAATTACTTTATCGGTAATGGCGCATTCTTGACAGGCATTGACACATCATTGATCGCTAATGGCAACAGTAATGTTTCAGTAGCAGCAAACGGTAACGTAACAATCAGCGTAGCAGGTAATAGTGCAGTTGCTGTGTTTACAGGCACTGGTGCAAACATCAATGGTTACGCTAACGTAACTGCTAATCTATCAGCAGGTAATATCACTGCAACTGATATAAGTGGTACAACATTAGGTGGCACTCTAACAACTGCTGCACAACCAAACATTACTAGTGTTGGTACATTATCATCATTGGCAGTAAGTGGTACAATTACTGGTGGCAATATCTTTGCAAACAGCGGTACAGTTGGCGCAAATTTATTGACTGGTACATTGACAACTGCAAGTCAACCAAACGTCACAAGCGTTGGTAGTTTGACTAGCTTGACTATTGCTGCAAACGGCAATATATCAATGAGTGGTGCAGAAGCAACACTAAGCGGTGCAAATCTTGTCAGTGCAAACTTGCTAACAGGTACATTGACAACAGCAGCACAGCCAAACGTAACAAGTGTTGGTACCCTAACAAGTCTAACAACTTCAGGTAATGCAGTTGTTGGTGGAAACGTCAAGGTACAAGTTGGTATCACAAGCAATCGTGCAAACGTTGCAGTAGGCGCATCAGCAACAGTGATAGATCAATTTGCACCGACAGATTGGAGAACTGCTAAGTATGTAATTAGCGCAAGCGGAGACGACGGATATCAGTCAGTTGAAACTCTACTTGTACATGACGGTACAACTGCTTATATTACAATTTATGGTTCAGTATGTTCTAATGTAAGTGCAGACTTAATTGAACTATCAGCAAATATTGATGGAGTAAGTGGAAACGTAACTGTTTATGCGGCTTCAGGTAGCGATAATTGCTATGTGAACCTTGTAAGTAGTTATATAAAAACATAATATTAGACTAGGCTAAAAAATCTGGTTTAGTATAACAGGGATATATGGAACTGTGACTACTAAGTATTTTAACGTTAAACAAGGTCTGACGACCGGCAATATTCTTGTCAGTGACGCCAATGTAACATTAGGCAATGTCAGCAACCTACATATATCCGGCGGAAATAGTGGCTATTTCCTTAGCACCAACGGTAATGGTACCTTAAGTTGGGCTGATGCCTCAGCCTCGGTACCAGCTGACCCCATGCCAATAGTGGTAGACGAAGGCAATACACTTACTATTAGATCAAATTACCAAGGCTTATTTGGTACTCCGCTAACCATTAATGGTAATTTAGAAATTGACGGCGTACTTGTTGATGTCAGCGGGCAAGGCGCACCGGGCAGCAACGCTCAAATAAGTTTTAATGATCAAGGTAATCCGGCAGGAAATAACGGATTTACCTTTAATAAAACATCAGGAAATATGAATGTTCCAGGAAGTATTAGTGTGGGAGCATTTTTTAGATTTCCTGCGTATAGTAAAGCAGAATTGGGAGCTATTACAGGAGTATTAGGACAACTAGCAGTACTAAATGATAGTAGTCCTATAGGACAATTAGTTTTTTGGGACGCAACAAATAGTCGCTGGTCTTATGTAGGCGATAATGCTGCGATCACAAGTAGATAACAATGAATTGAGATAAATACAACAATATAGTAGAGAGTGTCTATTATAGTAGGAGATTTGACAAATGCTAATTTTAAAACAGAACGCAGCGAACACAGTACCAACACCCCCAGCCGGTAAAGGTACTATTTTCTTAGATGACAGTGACACGTTGAGTGTCAAAACTAGTGATGGAAATGTTGAAAATTTTCCAACAGTAGCCGCATCTAACGCACAAGTAGTCTTTATAAATGGTACTGCTTTAACAGGTGAAGCAGCATTCACATACGATTTCAACAATAACATTCTAACAGTAAGCGGTAATATCGCAGCAGGCAACGTCAAAACAGATAACCTACTATATTCAAACGGCGTACCTTGGGATCTAAGTGACCCAGGTGGTAGCAACACTCAAATTCAATTCAATGATGATGAATCATTCGGTGGTTCAGCAGCATTCACTTTCAACAAGTCAAGTAATTTAGTTACAGTTAGTGCAAATCTAGATGCCAATAATCTTAACGCCACAACACATATTACATCAGGTAATGTATGGGCAAATACTGGTACTATAGGCGCGCAAACACTCAAAGGTGAAGGTGGAAACATTAGTAATGTTACAGCAGGCAACATCACTGGTCAAGTTGCTAATGCATTAGTTGCCGGTACAGTTTATACTGCTGCCCAACCAAATATCACTAGTGTTGGTTCTCTAACAGGTTTAACTGTAACTGGTAATGCTAATGTTGGTAATCTTGGTACTGCACAAGTACTAGCAAGTGCTAACGTAACTGCACCACAACTTATTTCAAATGTTTCAACAGGGACAGCACCTTTAGTTGTTACTTCAACAACTGTAGTTGCTAATTTACGTGCAGCCACTAGCAATGTGGCAAATACTGTAGCAGACGCAGCACAGCCAAATATTACATCATTAGGTACATTAACTGCTGTAGCAGTTACAGGTAATATTACCGGTGGTAATGTATATGCAAATAGTGGCACAATCGGTGCAAGTTTACTAACTGGCACATTGACAACTAATGCACAACCAAATATAACATCAGTAGGTACATTAAGTTCACTTACTGTAACTGGAAATGCAAGCGCAGGCAATTTATCTACAGGCGGTAATCTATCAGTAAGTGGTAACGCAATCATCACAGGTAACTTAACAGTAGATGGCAATCTTGTCTATGTAAACGTGGAAACATTCTCTGTAGAAGATCCAATCATTCAGTTACAAACAGGACCAAACGGTGCAGCACCAACAAGTAACAGCGGTAAAGACGTAGGTTCTGCTCTAAATTATTATGACAGTCAGGCACAAATTGCGTTTATGGGCTGGGATGTCAGCAACGCAGAGTTCGGTCTAGCAAGTCAAGCAAGCATAACAAACGAAGTAGTTACTTTCTCAACATATGGTAACTTGCGCGCCGGCGTATATTTCGGTAATGCAGCAGGATTGACAAATATTCCTTCAGGTAATATTAGTGGTCAAGTAGCAAATGCATTAGTAGCCGGCACAGTTTATACAGCAGCACAACCAAACATTACTAGCCTAGGCACGTTATCATCACTTGCTGTAAGTGGTAATGCAAGCGCAGGTAATGTTAATACAGCAGGCAAAGTAGTTGCTTCAACATTAGAATCAAACGTAGCAACTGGTACTGCTCCATTGACTGTGGCATCAACTACTAAGGTAACAAATTTAAACGCAGATTTATTGGATGGCTATGACACAGCAACAGCAGCCACAGCAAATACTGTAGTTGTTCGTAACGCAGACGGTAGCTTTAGCGCAAATATCGTAACAGCAAATCTTAGCGGTAACGCTACAACTGCCGGTACAGTAGTCACAGCAGCACAGCCAAACATCACATCAGTAGGCACATTGACTGGTCTTGGTGTAAATGGCAACATTGCTGCTGTCAATATCACAGCAAATACTGGCGTATTTACAGGTAATGGTAGTGGTTTATCAGCACTAGGCGGCGCTAATGTAACTGGTCAAGTAGGCAACGCATTAGTTGCTGGAACAGTTTATACAAACGCACAACCAAATATCACAAGTGTTGGCACATTATCAAGCCTAGCAGTAACAGGTAATGCAACAGCAGGTAATGTCTATGCGAACAGCGGTACAGTTGGAGCAAGTCTATTAACCGGTACATTGACAACAGCGGCACAACCTAATATCACTTCAGTCGGTACACTATCAGCACTTACTGTAACAGGTAATGTCAGCGCAGGTAATCTAAGCGGTACGTTATTGACAGGCACATTAGCAACAGCCGCACAGCCTAACATCACTTCAGTCGGTACACTAACAAGTTTAGCAGTTACAGGTAACGTAAGTGCAGGCAATGTCAGCGCAACTGGCATCAGCGGTACTACATTAGGTGGTACACTAACAACTGCGGCTCAACCAAATATTACTAGTGTAGGCACATTGTCATCATTAACAGTTACAGGTAACGTAAGTGCAGGTAATGTTAGTGCAACAAGCGGTGCATTCACAAATGTAAGCGGTAATGGTTCAGCACTAAGTTCAATAACCGGTGGTAACGTCACTGGTCAAGTAGCAAATGCCCTTGTCGCAGGTACTGTCTATACAGCAGCACAGCCAAACATCACATCAGTAGGCACATTGACTGGTCTTGGTGTAAACGGCAACATTGATGCTGTTAATATCACAGCAAACACAGGCGTGTTTACTGGTAACGGCAGTGGTTTAAGCGCGATTGCAGGTGGTAACGTCACTGGTCAAGTAGCAAACGCATTAGTAGCAGGCACCGTATATACTGCTGCACAACCAAATATAACTTCAGTTGGTACATTAGTCAGCCTAGCAGTGACAGGCAATGTTACAGCAGCAAATTTTGTAGGCAATCTAGCCAACGGAAATTCAGATATATCAATTCCTGCAGCAAACGGTAACATCAATTTTGATGTAGGCGGCACTGCCAATGTATTAGTGGTAACAACTACTGGTGCAAATATTACAGGTACTTTGAATGCTACAGGCAATGCAAACGTAGGTAATATCGGCGCGGCAACTGCCATAATCACTACCGGTAATATCACTACGATCAATAGCGGATTGTTACAGAACGGTAATAGTAATATTAGTATTACTGCTAACGGCAATATAAACATTTCTGCGACTGGTACGCCAAATGAATTAGTAATCACAAGCACAGGCGTAAATGTAGCAGGAACATTAAATGCGACAGGTAATGCTAATGTTGGCAATCTTGGTACTGCTCAAGTACTAGCAAGTGCTAACGTAACTGCCCCACAGTTAATATCAAACGTATCAACCGGCACTGCTCCATTAGTAGTTACATCAACCACAGTAGTAGCAAATTTACGTGCTGCAACAAGCAACGTAGCAAATACTGTCAATGATGCAGCACAGCCAAATATTACATCATTAGGCACTCTAACATCTGTAGCAGTAACAGGTAATGGTACATTTGGTAATGTATACGCAAACAGCGGCACGATAGGTGCAAGTTTATTGACTGGCACGTTGACTACAGCCGCACAACCAAATATTACTAGTGTTGGTACATTGTCATCATTGTCTGTAACTGCTAACGTAGCAGCCGGTAACTTAACAACTACAGGTGTACTAAGTGTAACTGGTACAGGTGTAAGCAGTATTGCTGGTAATCTAGATATGACCAGCAACAATATTATTAACCTTGCAACTCCGGTAGCAAGTACTGACGCGGCAACTAAGCAATATGTTGATGATTTAGCAAGTACTGCTCTTGTATACCACGAAGGTGTAACAGCAGCCACAACTGGTACATTGGCTAGTGCTACTGGCGGAACAATCACTTATAACAACGGTACAGCAGGTGTTGGTGCAACATTGACAACTACTGGTACATTCAATTTGATCGATACAGCAAACGTTCAAACACTTGGTACTCGTATATTAGTCAAGAACGAAGCAAACGCCGCGCATAACGGTGTCTATACTTACACAAGCACGACAGTTATCACCCGTGCAACTGATGCTGATTCATACGGTCCTGGTGCCGGAGAATTGAGTCTCAATAATTACTTCTTTGTAAGCGGCGGTAGTGTCAATAAAGGTAGCGCATATGTTCTTGATGCTCCTACTGGAACAATCACATTTGGCACTTCTAATATTACATTCGCTCAGTTCAGTAGTTCACAAGTTTATCTTGCAGGCACCGGCTTAACTCTTTCTAATCTAACATTTAGCGTAAACGCAAGCCAGTCACAGATCACTAGTGTTGGTACTTTAACATCATTGGGCGTAAGCGGCACTATAACGGCTGCAAATATCACAGCAAACACTGGTGTGTTTACTGGTAATGGTTCTGCTCTAACTGCATTGAACGCAAGTAATATTTCAACTGGTACATTAGCACAAGCAAGATTAGCAAACGCAAGTGTAACTTTAGGAAGCACTGCACTTACATTAGGAAGCACTGTTACTACAGTAGCAGGTTTAACTAGTGTAACTTCAACAACATTCGTTGGTGCATTGACTGGTGCGGCAACTACAGCAGGTACTGTAACAACTGCGGCTCAACCTAACATCACTTCAGTAGGCACATTAACTAGTTTAGCAGTCACTGGTAATATTAGTGCAGGCAACGTAAGTGCTACAACATTCACTGGTGCATTAAGTGGTGCGGCAACTACAGCCGGTACTGTTACGACTGCGGCTCAGCCAAATATTACATCAGTGGGTACATTGACCGGATTAACATTAGCGGCAAATGCTGACATCACAATGTCAGGCACTGGCTCAAACATCAATGGTGTCGCTCTTGTAAGTGCTACACTATTTGAAGGTAGCGGTGCTAACTTGACAACACTAAATGCAAGCAATGTCTCAAGTGGTACTCTTGCTCAAGCAAGATTAGCAAACGCAAGTGTAACTTTAGGAAGCACTGCACTTACATTAGGAAGCACTGTAACAACTGTTGCAGGATTGTCAAGCGTAACATCAACTTCATTCGTTGGTGCATTGACTGGTGCGGCAACTACAGCAGGCACTGTAACTACTGCGGCACAGCCAAATATCACATCAGTTGGTACATTAACTAGTTTGGCAGTAACAGGCAACATAAGTGCAGGTAATGTGACTTGTACAGGTATAATCGGTGGTGCTGGAGCTGATTTCTTAGGTAACGTGATTACAACAGGTGCTAACTCAACAGCAGGTAGTTTGACAGGTAACTGGACATTAACTGCTGGTTCAAGACTACAAGCAACATACGCTGACTTGGCAGAAAAATATGTAGCTGATGCTCACTACGAAGTAGGCACAGTATTACTATTTGGCGGCGACCACGAAGTTACAATGTCAAATGAGTTTGACTCACATAAAGTGGCAGGTGTTGTATCTCATAACGCAGCTTATATCATGAACGCAGGATGTCAAGGTGAGCATGTAGTTGACGTAGCATTGACAGGACGTGTTCCGGTCAAAGTACACGGCCCGATCGCTAAGGGTGACTTGATGGTAACAGGTCCTAATGGTCACGCTGTTGCTAACAACATGGCGCGTGCCGGCACAATCTTAGGTAAAGCATTACATAACTTTGCTGGCGGTGACGGTATAATTGAAATAGTAGTCGGCAGAGTATAATCTCTGCCGGCTTATCTTAACAAGATAAGTATTTTGCGTGACAAACATTTTTCTTTTTGATTACGTGACCCGTCTTAGGTCTTGGGTCGATTTACGCAATAAACTTCTTAGACTACCTATCAATCAACAAGCAGTAGAAATAGATAGATTTTGGCAACGTGTACCAACACAGCATCATTACCTGCACACAGACTTTATAAAAGATTGGCCTGATCCTTGGCAATTATTATCAGACAACACATATTGTAACTATGCCCGCGGTCTGGGCATGATATACACATTGTTGTTACTGGGCAACAAAAACATTGACCTAGTTGACGCAAAAGATGATAATAGTAACGAAGTGGTATTAGTCCTAGTTGATGACGCAAAATATGTGCTGAATTACTGGCCCGATACGGTAGTAAATAATAACATCGCAGATTTTGTGATAACTAGAAAACACGATATAACACCGCTTTACTCTAAGATAGGTTGATAATGAAAATAAATGTAATAAAAAGATCTGGAAAATCAGAACCTCTGGCCATTGAAAAATGGCAACAACAAGTAGCAAAAGTTTGTAATGGCATAGCCGATATCAGTCAAAGTATGATTGAGATCAAGGCTCAACCACATTTTCACGATGGTATCACTACAAGAGAGATTGATGAAATCACATTACGCGCTATAGTAGATTTGATTGATAGCGATACTAATCCAGATATTGGTCATACTAATTATCAATATGTAGCGGGTAAGCAAAGACTAAGCATGTTACGCAAAGACGTTTATGGAAGTTATACCCCGCCCAGCCTATATAGTATTGTAAAGAAAAATGTTGAGTTAGGATTGTATACTAGTGATTTATTATTATGGTATACTGAAGAAGATTTCAATAAGATGGATGAGTTCATAGACCATGAAAAAGATGAACAGTATTCATATGCAGCCATAGAACAATTGATTGAGAAATATCTTGTTCGCAATCGTGCTACAAAGGAAATTTATGAGACACCTCAAGTTCGCTACATGGTCGCCGCTGCGACTGTTTTCCATAATGAAGAAAAAAGTCAAAGACTACGATACGTCAAGGACTATTATATTTGCGCCAGTGACGGATTATTTACTTTGGCTACTCCTGTATTGGCTGGTCTTGGGACTCCTACTAAACAATTTTCTAGTTGCGTTCTTATTCGCAGTGACGACGATCTTGACAGTATTTTTGCTAGTGGAGAGATGATGGCAAAGTATGCTAGCAAACGTGCTGGCATAGGTCTAGAGATTGGCAGATTGCGCCCATTAGGTAGCCCTATTCGCGGCGGTGAAGTCATGCATACAGGCATGATACCATTCCTAAAGAAGTGGTATGGTGATCTACGTTCATGCTCACAGGGCGGTATTCGCAATGCGTCAGCAACGATATTCTACCCAATATGGCACTATCAGTTTGACGATCTTATCGTATTGAAGAATAATCAAGGAACTGACGAAACTAGAGTGCGTCATATGGACTATGGCGTAGTACTATCAGCATTCTTCTTCAAAAGGTTCAAAAACCGTGAAAATATAACGTTTTTTGACCCCAACGAAGTTCCTGATTTATACGAGGCTTTCTACTCAAATACTCAGAAGTTTGAAGAACTTTACGTCAAATATGAAAAACGTAAGGATTTACGCAAAAAGACCATGAGTGCTGAAGAAGTGTTCAAGGGCGGCATATTGAAAGAAAGAACGGACACTGGAAGAATATACCTTGTATTCATTGACAATGTGATGAACCAGGGTCCGTTTGATCCAGAATATCATACGATCTATCAAAGCAATCTATGTTGCGAGATATTGCTTCCAACTAAGCCATTCAAAAGATTAGACGATCCAGATGGTCGCATAGCACTATGTACATTGGGCAGCATCAATTGGGGTGCTTTCCGTAATCCAGAAGATATGCGTAGAGCATGTCGCATACTACAGCGTAGCCTATGTAATATACTTGATTATCAGGACTTCTTGTCAATACAAAGCAAGTTGAGCAACGATGAGATACAACCACTAGGCGTAGGTGTCACTAACCTTGCTTACTGGCATGCCAAACGTGGTATGAAGTATGGTGAGAGTGATAGTCTACAAGAAGTCAAAACGTGGATGGAACATCAAGCATATTACCTAACCGAAGCTACGGTAGAACTAGCTAAGGAACGTGGCAAGTGTGTAGACAGTGATAAGACACGTTATGGTCAAGGACAATTCCCTTGGGAGCTACGCGCACCAGGTGTCAACAAACTTGCAGACTTCAAGCCTGAACTGGACTGGGAACCACTCCGTAATGAGATGAAAACACATGGCGTAAGAAATGCTACACTGATGGCAATCGCCCCTGTAGAAAGTTCAAGTGTGGTAATCAACAGCACGAACGGCATTGAATTGCCTATGTCATTGATTAGCACAAAAGAAAGCAAGGCTGGAAGTTTTACACAAGTTGTACCCGAATACAACAAGTTGAAGAATAAATATCAACTCATGTGGGATCAAACTGATTGTGCTGGATACTTGAAAACAGCGGCAGTATTAGCGGCATATGTCGATCAAAGTATTAGTACTAACACATTCTATAATCCTGCACACTTTGAAGGGCGTAAAGTCCCTTCAACATTGATAGCGAAGAATTTGATGTTAGCGCATCAGTGGGGTCTAAAGACTTTCTACTATAGCCTAATCAATAAAGCTGGCGCGAAGGTAACTGAAGAAATACAACAAAATGTTCAGCCTGTAGTAGAACAAGTCAGCGAAGAATATTGCGAGAGTTGCAAATTATAATATGTTAATTGTTCGGGATAATTTTTTGTCACCTAATGAATTGGAGTGGTTGCAAAATATTGCGTATAAAAAATCACAAGAAAGTTATAATATTGCTACAAAAGGAGTAAACAACGCAATAGCAAAATTTTATACTAAAGATAAAACAGCATGGGACTTTTCCTATAACGATATAAATGGTGATTTAACAATGCCTTCATATATTTTGGGAAATCAAATAAGTTCAATTGTAAATCAAATTAGCACTGTGGTAGCAACGCACGATGATAGTTTAACCAAGCAAGATTTGGTAAACTTATATTTTATGTATCAAATTAAAGGATATGAGGTACCTAAGCATAAAGATAGAAGATTCCCCTCAACGACAGCAGAGGAGTTAAGTAAAATATATAAAGCGTTCCTTTTCTGTAACAAAGATTGGAACAAAGAATGGGGAGGCAGTCTTTGTTTTAATCACGGATCATATTTGCCAATACCCAATAGGTTAATTATTTATAGTAATGATGAGGGACATTGGGTAGAAAAAGTAACAGAAAAAGTAAATAACAATTTACGTATTATTTTTGGTTTAAGATTTAGGAAAGAAAAAAATGAGTAAAGAACAATATAATTTAAAAACTAAAACTGATTATTTGAATCGCAAAATGTTTTTGGATCCAAAAGGTCCAGTAACCATTCAAAGATTTGAAGAAGTAAAATATAACAAACTACAGAAACTAGAACAAACAGCAAGAGGTTTCTTTTGGGTTCCAGAAGAAGTTTCACTAACAAAAGACGCAAATGATTTTAAAGAAAGTAGCGAAGCAGTAAAGCATATCTTTACTAGTAATTTATTACGCCAGACTGCGCTTGATAGTTTACAAGGTCGTGGTCCTAGTCAGATATTCACGCCAGTAATTTCATTGCCAGAATTAGAAGCACTCGTTTACAACTGGACATTCTTTGAGACTAATATTCACAGCCGTAGTTACAGCCACATCATTCGCAATATCTATAATGTGCCTAAAGATGTTTTCAATAGCATACACGATACAAAAGAAATCGTTGATATGGCAAGTAGTGTTGGTAAGTATTATGATGACTTACATCTACTCAACTGTCGAGTAGAAGCTGGCGAGAAGGTAAAAGAAAGCGAACATATCAAAGCAATTTGGTTAGCACTCAACGCAAGTTACGCACTAGAGGCGTTCCGCTTCATGGTAAGTTTTGCTACAAGCCTAGCAATGGTTGAGAATAAGTTGTTTATCGGTAATGGCAATATTATTAGTTTGATATTACAAGACGAGTTACTACACAAGGAATGGACTGCTTGGTTGATCAATCAAGTTGTCAAAGAAGATAGTCGTTTCGCAAAGGCAAAAGAACAATGCGAAAGTGAAGTATATCAAATGTATATGGACGTTATCCGTGAAGAAAAAGATTGGGCAGACTATCTGTTCAGCAAGGGTAATGTTATTGGATTGAACGCAAACATTCTAAAAGATTTCGTTGATTATACAGCCGCCACAGCACTCAAAGAAATTGGTATCAAGTACCAACATCATGCACCAAAGATCACCCCGATCCCTTGGTTCAATAAGCATAGTGATACTAGCAAAAAACAAACAGCATTGCAGGAAAACGAAAGCACTAATTATGTGATTGGTGTCATGAGCGATCAACTAAATTATGACGACCTACCGTCATTATAATATATAAAGTAATAAGGAGAATATATGCAAGCAGTAATATGGAGCAAGGATTTTTGCGGCTATTGTGACCTAGCCAAAAGATTATTAGAACAAAAAGGCATCAAGTACGAAGAACGCAAGATTGGTACTGGTTGGACTAAAGAACAACTATTAGAAAGTGTACCCACAGCACGATCAGTACCGCAGATATTTTTGGATGATAAACTTATCGGTGGACATGACGATTTGATAAAATATTTCAATGAGGTAAAATAAGATGGATATCACAAAAGACGAGATTTATACATTCAAGCTCAATAGCGGAGAAGAATTGATTGCTAAAGTAGTTGCTGTGTCAGATACACACTATACTATTTCAGAACCAGTCAGTATTGGTCCTAGCCCGCAAGGTGGTCTTGGATTAGTCCCAAGTTTGTTTACGTATAATAACCGAGAAAATGTCAGACTAAATACTAGTAGCCTAGCACTAGTAGCGCAAACTGACGATAATGTAAAGACGAAGTACATTGAAGCAACGACTGGTTTACAAGTGCCTGGTAAGAAAGTATTACTAGGATAAGGAAATGTCCGGAAAAAAACTCAGTAGAAAAGGGGACAAAAATACAACAGGTGGAGTATTACAACAGGGATGTAATACAGTTTTTGCTAATAACAAACCAGTAGCGACACATCCTAATAAAATTACCCCGCATAGTCCTCCTTCGCCTAGCATTCATAAAAATGCAGTCACTACAGATGGTAGCCCTAGTGTTTTTGCTGAGAATAAACCTGTTGTACGTGTTGATAGCAAAAATAATTGCGGTCATAAAATTGTTGAAGGAAGCGAGAACGTTTTCGTTCCATAACATATGTCAGATACAGGTATACAAAGCCCCTTAGGTATAAATGTTACAGCCTCAATGATACTTAATGAAGGCTTAAGTATCAATCCTGTTGCCCAACGACTAATTGGATCTAGTAAAACAAATAGCGAGTATACTCCTGGATCAATCATCAATGACACATGTCTATCTTGGGCGACTCAGGCAATTCAAGCAGCATATTATAGTAATGGTTTTAGTGAAGATGGATTAAATCCTACTGAAGTAGTTGCTGATTTAGTTGGAATAACAAATTATCTAGGTATATTAACAGTTAAAAAAATTAATAGGGGCGGAATAATTCCTAGAAATTATTTTGTAACTGATGATATGGCAGTCATATTGCCCAGCAGTCAAATGACGGGACTTGGTGCCAGATTTGAAATTACAGAAATCGGCGACACTGATTGGGCTTTACAAGATATAGATGGGCAACCACCATTCAGTGAAGATATGAAGAAAAATGCACAGTATGTGATTGCTGTGCAACCTAATCCAGATACAGGCATCGTTACTAATTTTATGCCTTTTGGTGCCCCGAATAATGATGTAGGTACAGTATTTCAATGTACTGTAACAGAACCTGCTATACCAGGATATAAACAAGGTCAAGTTAAAAAATTAGGTTATAGTGTCGGCACGATGATTAGATCCAACGGTAGTGGATTAAATTATCCTATAGAAGGAAAAGGCAAGGCATCATCATTACAATTTTATATCGGTAATTTGATTTCCGGTGATGGCAACACTCCAGGCAGCCAATGGCAGGTATATTTCTTAGACCCAGACACAGGCGCACCAGGTAAATGGTGTTTAAATTATACACCTGATGTTGCTGAATACATGAATTTTACAGATTATACGTTTAGATTTTATGTAAATAATCTAACTTATTATAATTCTAACATTGACAAGGCTACATATGATAATTTGTTAGCGATGGGACAAAGTAGAATACCGGCATTATCAAATAGTCTACCACCGACATATCTTGTTAATGATCCAAGTAATGTATGGCAAGGTCAAGCGACGAGCGGATATGCTATTGAAGGTGATGTTGGTCAAGGACAAGAAGCAACTTGGTTTCCCTACAATACCGATAACAATAATTATTCTGTGACACAATGGGGCTTTTTACGTTGTCTTGCTTTACAAGCATGGAATGTTTTCAATTGGCAAGGTTCAAGCCCGCTTGATGAAAATCCCGAATATAAAAATTATGCTACACAATTTTTAAACTTAGATGGGTTTATTGAACAATCTAACAAAGCAATTTTTTCTTTAAGAAACTCAGTTAACTTCCTAGAAGGTACATTCAGTAATATGAATGATTTAATTACCGGTGACATTACTGGAGTCAGTTTATCAACACAAGCATTTGGACAAGACTTGACTAACTTAGGAAGAGCATTGAATTTAAATGAAATTAGTACATTTGGAAAACCAAGCGGGTTACTTAAAACTTTGTTGATAGAAAATGCATTAACTCAGGCTGTAACATTAGCTTTGCGTTCAGCAGGATTGACCCAGCAAGAAATTGTTGATATTTCTCAAAATTTAATTACTGCTAATCAAAAACAAGAATTACAAATATATTCAGCATTTTTAGTTATAGGAGAAACGGATCTAAAACCAATATTAAAAATATTACAATGCAAGACAAAAAAACTTGTAAGATTGGCAGACTTATTAGATGTTAAAAAAATGTTTCCTATAAGTTA